TTACCGTCGATATCAGTATCATCCCAAGCTTGAGTATAGATCTCGCTATTAAGTATTGATTGTTCACCTAGGTTAGCCAGGCTAGGCCAGTAGAAGTCATATCTAGTTTGTCGTTGGAACATTTTCGGCAATCCTTGTTGATAAGTAAGATCAGCTCTTACATTGATTAGTCCTAAGATCACTCCATGTTCAGTAAAGGTTTTTGTAAATCCGTTAGATGAATCCACGACTTGACCAAATGCTGCTAAGTTACCTTGAGGAGTTGTTGCATCGGTTGAAGATGTTTGTTGAACCGGGTTGATCATAATTCTCTTTGAAGATCCTCCGAGATATTCCGGTCTTTGTAGACGCTGATCCGGAGAGATCACTCCGAAATGAGAGCGTATAATCTCCGTATAACGTGTTCCACCTCGAGCATCACGCTCTAGCATGCGTTGCAGTTGAAAACCTGTTCTGAGGGCATTTATTGTGGTTGTAATAGAAGATCCTGATAGATCTGCATACATACCAGATTCTCCTGGTTTACCTACAATACCAATAGCTGCTGTTGCATCTGATGTATAACCTGCACCGCCTTGAAATGTGACGTTTTGATCATAAAAAGATTGTTTTATTAAAGTTGTACTAGTTCCATTTGTTCTACCTAATCCAAATAAATATGCCGGATCTGATGCTTCTTTATATGGTTGAGGTAAAACAGATTGCAATCCTAACGCTTTACCGTTTCCATATATTGGAGCACTAGTTGCATCCATATCAATGGTAACCGCATCACCTTTTTGTGGCCATGGTAGAGCTGACGTAAAGTAATCGTGTCGTTTACCTCTACGAAGTAATGTATAAGCTGAATCATCAACAGCAGCATCACCTAAGTCTACCGTTACACTATCTTGAAGATTTTCATCTCGGAACCATTCGTTCCAAATTTTGTTATATGCTCTATGCCAGAGCGCAGATATTTTAACTCGATCCGGATTAGTTTTTACACCGAGATCAATGCCTACAGGCATACCGAAATAATCACCTAACGAATTGATGCCAAATACACCAGTCGAAGCAGGTGAAATAGTTGGTATTGTATAATCAGTTGAATCACCTGGATCATCTTGAGCACCGTTAAACTTTTCCCAATTTGTCCATAAGATCCTATTTGGGACAAAGAAGTAAAACGTTTCAAGGAAAAGATTATCCATGATCGGAACGATCGGAGTATTAAGCCGACCTAGTAAAGTATGTTTTAATGTGAAGGTATCTCCTGGCAGAGCTTCATCCACAAAGAAAGGAATTAAGTATCCAGAATTGAATGTTGTTTTGTACGAGTGAGACCTATTAAAAGTAGATCTTTGAATTTTAGTTGCTGGTATTCTAGCGAAGTTATGAGACATAACAGACTTAGACATTTACTTGACCTCCTTATTTAAGGTGTCACTCGGCACATTTACATCAAGTGGTAAATGTGCAGGAGGCTCTACGAGCCCGAGTTCTATTGCTTCAGGCAGGTTATTTTTATCCGCTACAAAGGCTAATAATTCAAGGGGATCATGCTGAAAGCGTGATCTAATTTTAGAAGGGAGCTGCATAAACATCTGTTGAGCATCTCGGATCTGATCCAACGAATGCTTATAGGATTCGATCATTGAGACATCTCCGTATTGAGGTACACCTTGTTTCACAAGCATGGGATTCACGAATCCGGTTTGTAAGAATCGGCCAACGATGTTGTTAATATCCACATCGTTTTTGAATTGTTGTTGTGTCATGGATTCTTCCTGGTTAAATTTTATACCAGGCATTTTGTTTCGTTCATAAAGAGTATTGAATTTAGGCATTCGTTTTCAGCTCCTTTAACATTTGAACGATCCGAGGATTTTGAGCGTTTTGAAATTTACATTCTTCGTCGTTAAACCATCCGACGAAATAGAGATCATAATCCTCCGGATAATCTGAGATAGGACTTTTCCGATCTGAATTTACAACCGCTTTGCACTGGCGAATTGCATCATGATCGGTTTCGGCCGGAAATGGTATGTTATACTTTCCAATTCCTCGGTCGAAGATACTATACATTCCTCTCATAGACACGCACCTTCCTTTTTAGTTTTATTCTGGATACTCTTTCCATATTATCCAGTTGTGACACCTTTATTGGATTTCTTTCTGCATATTGTTTCCTCCTTCGTTTTACATCCATAAAAGTTTGGAATGAATCCAATTCCAGTTTGTTATCGTAATATCGAGGAGGTTTCATCTGTACTAACTTTCCTTCTCGTTGAATGAATACGGCATCGAGAGGATAAATATCTGATTTCCACTTCTTGTAAAATTCTAATCCGATGCCTGGCTTTCGTGACATTAGGACGAATTCTTTTTCTGCGTTTCCATAGTCCTTTTTATCGTGCTTTTTTAAGATATACCTGGCTACATACGCAGACGATTCAAAAGACACCTCACCAATAGTATGAAAACCAGAAGTCCAAATAGAACTAAGTCCTTCGCTTGTCCACAGTTTGTATCCTGATCGATTAGAAATGACTTTGAGATCCGGAAAGTTAAAATTGAATAGAATAGCATGGTAATGAGGTCTAAGATTTTTATCACCATACTCACCACACATATAAAATCTGATTCCGTTTCCATACTTTTTGCGTAATCGTTTCATGAATAATTGCCAATCTCGCTTTAGGAGAGTTGGCCGATCACCGGCATAAGGTAGATTTTCATCGTTATACGTGAGAGTAATGAAGCAGTTTTGTTGATAGAGCGTGGCTTCGTGTACACAGCGAACCGCCCATTTTTTTGAATATTCTAACTTGCAACCGATGCAGCGGCCGCAAGGAAGTGTTACCGGCATATCTTCATATCCTAGTTTCAAATCAAACACAATAGGCCATTTGCCATTTTCGTTTCTGCCTGATCTCGCTCTATACCCAGTTATGGGATAATAGCAAGGCATAACGTTTCACCGCCTAAGTACTGAGTTTCGGCATGTGCATAAGTGGAGTTTATCTCCAGGCGCTTCGCGCCTAGGATAACTCTCCACTTCTACACACGCGACATTTCGCCTACGGCGATTTTTTTTACAGTCGATATCCTCCGCGCATAGGATTACCCCTAAAGTTTTTGTTTTGAGTGCGGAGTCCATGTTTGTATATTTTTTTGCTTTTGTTTCTGTTTAGTTTACGCCTTTTATAATACATTTTTTTGTCTCCTTACGTTTTTTATTTGAGGAAGGGGATCCAGGACTTGAGGTATTCGATGATAGAAAATGCTCTCACATTTTCTGGTTGGGTTTGGGAGTTGTAGATATCAGTCTTTACTTTTGATTCTACGTTTTTATATCCCTGTTGTTCTGTTTGTGATGCGAGTAATTTAGCATACTCTCCACTGGCGGTAGCATCTGCCAACGCTTTGGTAGTCAAAGCACTATTTACCGTTTGTTGAGATCTTTGTGTCATAATATCTTCCATAGCTTTCAAAACGTTGGCTTGTTGTGTTTGAATTGATTGTTCATTGACTTTAATATTTGATTCAGTGTTTTTAAGGTTTGCTTCTAATTGTGCTTTTTCAATATCTCGCATCCTGCGAGCATCATAGACTGATGAAGATAAGCCTTCTAAAGGATTGGAATCCAATTCTGAGTTTACTCTACCGAGTGAAGCAGTTCCTTGTGCTCCGGATCCAATACCTGCACCTTTACCACCGGTTGCAGTTAAGATTGGATTTAAACCTGCTCCAATTAGATCTGCCATTTCTCTTTGATGAGCAGTATTTGACATTTCCTGTTGCCAGGCTCGGTTTTTTGATGCTTCGTTAGCACTAAACGCAGACGCTTCACGACTAAGTGCAATATTGGTAAGATTTGATTCTCTTACTGCTTCGCGCTGCATATCTGATCCATACATTTTTGACCATAACGCCAGGCGTTCAAGATCCATTTCATTCATATTTTCCATTTGATCAACTCCTTAGAAGTGATCTATTAAGCCAGGAACGCTGTATACTGGCATTGGCCTAGCGCATTTCATATCGAAGAAAACATCTAGTGTAAATTCCGGTTCAGTATTTACCGCTACGATTCTGCTGATCGGAGGATTGTCCTGGATAAAAGTATCTCCTAATACTGGTAATGAATCGAACTCTTGCGATAAATGCCATACATCCAGACTGTTTGTAGCTTCAGATCGAAGTTTACCTGTAATCTTTGAAGGGTAATACCGATATTCAGCATACCGTTCCTGGTAACCAAATACCAGGTCATTTTCGACATTATCATCTCCATCGACAGCATCCCAGTCTTGAGTATAGATCTCACTGTTAAGAATTGCCTGTTCTCCTAAGTTTGCCAGGCTCGGCCAATAGAAATCATACCTTGTTTGACGTTGGAACATTTTGGGTAGTCCTTGTTGATAAGTAAGATCTGCACGAACATTAATTAAACCTAATATCACTCCATGTTCGGTAAAGGTTTTTGTAAATCCATTGGATGAATCGACTACCTGACCGAATGCTGCTAAATTACCTTGTGGTGTTGTTGCATCGGTTGAAGATGTTTGTTGCACAGGATTAATCATAATTCTTTTTGAGGATCCACCGAGATATTCGGGTCTTTGTAAACGCTGATCAGGAGATATCACACCGAAATGAGATCGTATAATCTCCGTATAACGTGTTCCACCACGTGCGTCACGCTCTAACATGCGTTGTAATTGAAAACCTGTTCTAAGTGCGTTTATTGTAGTTGTGATGGCACTATTAGACAAATCTGCATAAATACCTGATTCTCCACCGGGTCCTACAACACCGACTACTGACGTTATACTATTATTAACATCTAACGTACCTTGCCAAGCAACACTTTCATCATAAGCATTATTTTGAACACCAAGGAATCTTGATGCATCGGTTTTTGTGGATCCAAATAAATAATTTGGATCCGTAGGTGCTACATATGGATTACTTGATACAGATTGAAATCCTAATGCTTTTCCATTACCATATACTGGAGCACTAGTAGCATCCATATCAATGGATACCGCGTCACCTTTTTGAGGCCATGGTAAAGCAGACGTAAAATAATCATGTCTTTTACCTCTCCTAAGTAACGTATACGCTGCATCATCTACAGCAGTATCTGCTAGATCAACTGTTACACTGTCTTGAAGATTTTCATCTCTAAACCATTCGTTCCAAATTTTATTATATGCTCTATGCCATAAGGCAGAAATTTTTACCCGATCTGGGTTTGTTTTAATTCCTAAATCTACGCCTATCGGCATACCAAAATAATCACCTAAAGATCCTTCTGAAAAGATTCCTGTTGAAGCAGGTGAAATTGTTGGTATAGTATAATCCGTTGAATCTCCTGGATCATCTTGTGCACCGTTAAACTTTTCCCAATTTGTCCATAAGATCCTATTTGGAACAAAGAAGTAAAAGGTTTCAAGGAAAAGATTGTCCATGATTGGAACGATCGGAGTATTTAACCGACCTAATAGAGTATGTTTTAAAGTGAACGTATCACCTGGTAAAGCTTCATCCACAAAGAAAGGAATAAGGTAACCTGAATTGAAAGTAGTTCTGTACGAGTGAGACCGGTTGAAAGTAGATCGTTGAATTTTAGTTGCTGAAATC